TGATCACCGCCTATCTGTGTGTAGTCAGGGAAGAATGCAGGATCATCCACGATGTCTTCAAATGCGTCCTTCTCTACGTATGTTTCTGAATAGGGATACTTAGCCATACTTCCTCCGTAGGGATTCTATGCTGATTGGTTGTTCATGGAATGCACCGTCATTAACATCATGGAACATCCAGATGCCTGACCAACTGCCATTAGTTTGTGGGGTTAGGTAGTCTTCATCATGTACGTAGAAGATACCTGCAAACAATCCAGTGACATGACTACCATCTGCTTTACGTGCATAGGCAATCTCTCTGTCTTGTACATGCCCCATCACACAGGACATCATCTTCTTCTGGATCATTAGCTTTGCGCTGCTTACGGGTCTGCCCATAACTCCACTAGTAAAGTAGTGGCTATAGCAAATCCCATCAACAACCACAGGTTCAAGAAAGTCATGTGTCTCCCAACCTAGCTTATCTAGTTGTAAGTCTTTGTACCCGATCAGTCCTTCTAACTTAGCATCAGATTCAATAGCACGTTCAATACGCTGTTCATGATTACCGATGATAAAGATTAGCTTAGGGTTCCAACGCTTCTTCTTGTTAATGCGTAGGCGTTGCTGCTCAGCACGGATAGGAGCTAGGAATGCTGCCATCCCTTTCAGTCCTGCCTGTATGTCATCAGCATAACGTCTACCTTCAAACGACTTCTTGCCTACGTCATAGACAGACAGAGAAGGCATGTCCCAATGATCACCAAGGTGTATGATTACATCAGGCTTCTTCTCAGCAGCATACTCTCCTGCCCATCGCAGGTGATCTACACTGCCATTAGGTTTAACCTGAGTATCAGGTACGACCATGTGTTTAATCATCGTAATACACCTTCTTTAGCTAGGCGATAGAATGATTCACATTCAGGTAGAGTGCCCTGAAATAGAACCTCACGATCTTCATCTAAAACTTGATATGTAGAATCAATAAACCATTCTATAGTAATCATTTCTTCTTACGCTCCTCTGCTGTCTTAGCCTTATGACAAGGCTTGCATAGCACTTGAAGGTTGTCTGCTTCACAGAACAGATTAGATACAAAAGAAGGAAGATCATCGTAGCACTTCAGTGACCCTGCAGGTTTGATGTGATCTACTTGAACTTCCTTCGCTTTGAACCAGTCTTTACATGAGGCGCATTGGTGTTCGTACTTATGACGCTGACCACTAACAATCCTCTTTGCTTCCTGCAATACTTGATACTTGACAGGGTAGCGAGAGAACGCTCCACGTAATGCTGTACGTATGAACTGAAAATACCTAGACTCTGTCCAAGTATCTCCTGCTCTACATTTTACTCCACGCTTGGGGCTTGACATTCGATTGTTGTTCCTGCGCTTCCGTCTGGTTCATGAATAATGATAGTTACGTCATTAACAAAACCAACTCTATCGTCATACAAGAAAGACATGAAGTCTTTGAGTACATCCTCTAGCATCATGCTTCTTGCTTTGTACACGGTGCTGTCTGTTCCGTCTGTGTGTTCGTAGAAGAAGGTGTACTTGAAGATGTTGCCTTCGCTGGTGGGTTCCATAGTTCATTCTCCTGTCGTCTAAGGTAGAGGAGTCGCCCATTCTCTACTGCTCTGTCATAACCAAGGTGCTCGACACAGATTGAAAACATTTGTTCTTCATCCCCCTCTGCTAAGGTTAAAAGTTTATTTGCTTTCACAGGACCAATGCCCTTAACACCTACGATGTTATCTATGCGATCACCAGTTAGGAACTGCATGTAGAAATTGAGCAACCCCTCTTGAGCGGTGATGTAATACTTATCGTCCTTGACGAAGTTGTAATGCCACCCTTGTACCTGATCGAAGTCCTTGTCAAGAGATACGATGATAGCATCATCACCTAAATCCGTTGCCCTGATAGCGATAGCGTCATCTGCTTCCTGACCTTCTGCTACGCTTGCGTCCCACTCATCTACTAGGAACTGACGTAATGCTTCTAGGTGTATAGGCTTCTTTAGTTTGGCACGGTTGCCTTTGTAAGGTACAGTGACAGCGTAATCGTTACGGAAGTTACCCTTTCCAGTTAGGAAAAGCTCCCAGTTAACTACGCCCATCGTACCAATAAGGTCGGTCACAAACTTATCCATCGTTGAAGTAGCAACGCTTGCAGACTCATTGTCACAAGCGAAGCCAATACGATAGCAAATCATGTCGCCATCAATTAAAGCTACACTATCAAGCATGATGTCTTATCCTATGGCAATTAGAACAGAGTAAAACACATTTGTCTAACTCTGTCTTTATCTTATCGAAAGATAAGTGCGTCTTTTTGGCGATTGTAAAGTCCTTTTGAGAAGGGTCTTCATGATGAAAGTCAAACACACAAGAGGGATATACTTGACCGCAGTCATTACAAGCCCCTCCTTTGTATGCTACGCATTCATCTTTAAACATTTTCCTTCTCTCTTGTTCCTTTAGTCGCCTAGCTTTGTAGCTTTCTGGATTGCTTTTAATTTTGTTGTAGGATTTGCGAGCAGATGCAGCACAACATGTTCTACAACGAGTACCTTTAGCAGTCCAGTTACTGATTGGCTGCTCAGTCGAACAGCCGCTGCAGTATTTAGTTGCTATCAGAGCAACAGAATCCATTATAGAACTTCTTCTACTTCGTCTTCGATTGCTTCGTTAGCGTTGTACTCTTGTAGGTCAGTGATGACTAGCTTCTTAATAGAAACTGATACACCCTTCTTACCTGCAGGAGTCTTCCAACTGTAAGTATCGAAGAGAACTGTAGCCTTAGAACCGTTACCGATTAGGATGCCTTTCAGTTCATTTCCGTTCTTGTCGTATGGTTTGATTTCGTAGTTAGCAGACTTAGCAGTAACGAAGTTATCTGCTTCATTGCCTTTGTTACGAACATTCACACCAAGGTCTTCTAGCTTCTCTACCTGTGCATCAGATAGGTTGCCAAGGTCTACTTGATATTTACCAGACATAGAGTTACGCTCTGTTAGGTTTGCCCAGTAAAGTGTAACGTCAGTGAATTTAGTTAGGGACATTTTGTTTCTCCTTAGTTAGGTACAACCTCTATAGTAGAGATGTGTTCGTTCATGTCAAGCATTATTTTAATGCGTTTCGTACCAGTTATTACCGATCTTTGACTCCGAATCTACAGGGACACGGAACCCCAATGACTCTCCTGCTAGTTGAGCAGCAGCAATCATAATTGAAGATGCTTCTTCAGCTTGGTCTTCTCTAACCTCTAGCTGAATCTCATCATGTACAAAGGCTACTTGTTTGTAGTCAATGCCATACTTCTTTAGTAGGTAGTGTGCCTCTATGCACCACTGCTTAGCAATGATAGCACCTGCTGACTGTAGCAGACTGTTCAGTGCAGCATGCTCTGATCTAATAACAATCTGTCTACCGTCTAATGCAGGTATCCATCCTTTACCAGCCATGCGTTGCACCTTACGCAACAGCTTCTCCAGTGCGGGCATGTTACCCATAAACTTATCTATAAGAACCTTCCCTTGGTTAGCTGATCCACCAACGATTGCTCCGATTTTAGCTGGTCCAGCTCCATAGAGGAGTGCGTAGATAAACGTCTTAGCTTGGTCTCTAGTCTCCAGACCAGCAGCTTGCTGGTTAGCCGTATGTATATCACCTTCAAGTAGTTCATGTGTATATTCCTCATCTCTCATGTAGTGGGCAAGACAGCGCAACTCAATGCCTGATAGGTCAGTACCAACTAGCTTGTAGCCTTCAGGTACAGTCCAACACTGTCTTGATTCTTTACCGTACTCTGACTTAACACTAGTGATTTGTCCCATGTTAGGACTCTGGTGTGTCATTCTTCCTGTCACAGCACCGTTGCTTATGACACGTCCGTGTACCCTGCCATCATCCTTGAGATGGTCCATCCAACTATCAAGCATACCAACACGTTTCTGTAGCATCAGGTATTCTGCAATCAGCTGTGCTTCAGGACGGTTGATTCCTTTCAGTACGGATTCGTCAACGATGATGTTGCCCTTCTCTGTCTTCTTCGTAAACTCAACACCTAATGATTGTAGTCTTGATGCTATTTGTTTACGGCTCCCTACGTTGAACTCTTCCACCTTATCCTTCAGACGCTTACCTGTCTTCTCTGACCATCGTTCATGAACCAAAGGAGGGAACACCTCTTGTAGTTCAATAGTAATGGCAAGCATACGTTGACGCATATCAGCAAGTAATCCCATACATAGACGCTCATCAAGCATGAAGCCGTTACGCTCCTGCTGAGCCATGTACATAGCAACCTTATGCTCAAGTTCATAGGACTGTTTCCAGTTCTTCCATGTCTTGAGTTCTGTCATTAGGTGCTTGTGTAACATCTCTAGCACGTCAACGTCACGCTTACAGTATTCAATCATCTCGTCAGTCAAGCCACCATCGAAGTCTTCAGTGTCAAAGTCCATCTTATCAAAGCCTAAGCGTTTGCCCCATGCCTTGAGTGAATGACCTCCTTCAACTTGAGGGTTCAGTAGTCTTGAGATGACAAGTGTATCAACTGCTTTGCTAACTGGGATTGTTACATTCCATACGTTACGTAGGACAGGAGCATCGAAGCCAATCAAGTTGTGTGCGCATACCTCACTACCCTTGATGTATTCCTGTAACCCTTCAGGACCAGTCCATACCGTAGTGTGTCCGTCCTTCTTAGTTACAGCACACCAGATTGTTTTATGGTCTAGTGTAGTTTCGATGTCAATGTAAATCATACTGCCTCTACTAATAATGCTGTTTCTTCTACCAGAAATTTAGGAACTAGATATGCAAGTTTTGCATGTTGGTCGCCACGTCCTGTAAATTTAGAAGGTTTTAGATTAGCATCGTCAATCATATTCTTCAACCTATCTGGAGAAGTAATGATTACGTTGTCTCCTGTATGGAATATCCAACGATATGATTTAGTTGTCAGTAGAGCAGATGGTTTCCAGTTGAACACAATCTCAATGACAATATTCCCTGTCTCTTGTGACATCGGATCATACTTAACTTCTACACCTTCGTTGATTGATGGAATAAATATATCCCACTCTTTGCAATAGCCATCAACTATATGTGCGTCAGGGTATTTAGGGAGCACATACCTCTCCAGTATAAGCTCCTCTACTTGTTTACCTCTGTCTAAATCTTGATGGAAAGTCATAGTTCATCCTCATCATGTCGTTCATACATGCGTCCAGTTGTGTGATTGTATAACAACCTACCTGCTGCACCTGTGATACCACTGAAGCGGTTCTTCAGTACACGCACATATGTTGTGTTACGTTCTTCAGGGTCATCGGCTTGTCCGTTACGCTCAAGACCAAGTACCATGTCTGATAGCTGAGCAATAGCACCAGAGCCACGTAGCTGAGCAAGACTAGTAGCTGCTCCTTCTTCATGTCCTTTCCCGTCAGGTCGTTTAAGGTGGGACACCACAATCAATGCAACGCCAGTCTCCTGAACAAGCATACGTAGTCGTGTCATGATTTCGTCTATAGCCTTTCGTTCATCTCCTGATGCTTGAGCACTAACCACAATAGATATGTGGTCGAGAAAGATGTAACCACAGCCAAGACCTTTAGCGAGGTATCTAACCCTATTGATGATGTTATCCACAGAAGTAGAGCCAAAGTGATCGAAGAGGTACAAGCGCCCAGTGCCAAGAGTACGATTAAAAGCATCAATCTTTTCCTCATCAGTTGCGTCATTATCAGGTAGGTGTAGTGGCTTGTTAGCTGCCATTGACATGATGGATAGTGATGTCTTACGTACACCTTCTTCAAGGAACAGTAAGCCAATGTTATCTTCAGTCTTGTGCATGATGTGCCACACCACTTCACGTAACACTTGACTCTTACCAAGACCAGAACCTGCAGTGACAGTAACCAACTCACCCTTGCGTATACCGTAGGTTAGTTTGTTAAGCTCACTCCAAGGATATTCACAATCACTAGGTGGGATAGGCTTCATAACCTCATCAAGCAGTGTACTACCTTGGATGATGCCGTCAGGTACATACTGCTCAGCACTCCACCAACAATCTTGGAACTCCTTGCCTAAGTGTTGACGTTGATAATCACATGCGTCCTTCTTGCCACTAGCGTGCTTCATGATGCGTGCCTTAGCACCAAACAATTCACTTACTTGGTTGGCTGCTTTCTGTCCTGCCTCATCAGAGTCAAAGCAAATGACAATGTTATCGAAGGATGTTAGCCATTCATACTGTGCCTTACAATCCTTCAGTGCACCGCCTGCACCTGACTTGATGGACACAACAGCCCACTTACTACCAAGCATCTGATAAGCAGCCAGTGCATCAAGTTCACCTTCTACGATGGTTACGAATTTACCACCACCGTTGAACAATGACTGCCCGTAAAGACCTGCCGCTTTCCAGTCCCCTTGAACCGTGAAATCCTTGTGTGGAAACCGTGTCTTGGTAGCGCATATAGCTCCCTCTTGGTTAGTGTATCCGAAGATGATGTCCTCACCATCAACGAAACAGCGGTATTTCTCACATGTTTCACGGCTAATATTCCTGTCGGTTAATGTTCTGTATTGCTTGTGCGTCAGCATATCGATGACGCTTGAATGTAACGGAGTGCTCACTTGCATTCTCTCCTTTGTTGGGGTGTAGTCCCCGTCAACTTTCTTATGGGTCTCACAGTTAAAGCAGTGTGAATAACCATCGGTGTTAATACTAAGTGCATCGCTTGATCCACAATCTTCACATGGTAAATGATTCTTAACCCATCCTTCAGCCACAGATCACCTCTGACAATACAACGTATAGGACAAGATTAATAACTACGTATTCAATCATGACTCACCTCTGTTAACTTCGTATAATACTTTGTCAGCACGCTCCATCTTTAGCAAGACGTGTTCGTACTTCTCAGCAATTAGTAATAGTTGAGTTAGGATGTGTTGTTCTTGAGGGTTCTTCATTAGTGGCGTGACACCACGAAGAAATTCTAAGACGCCGTAGTAATCAATGACATTAGAAGCATCACACATAGTGTAATGTCTATGTGCTTCGTTGTAATCATAATCACTAGGGTTCTGTGTTTCTAAAGAGAAATCTATAGAGTCCATACATCGTATCCTTATTAAGAATGTTAACTATGTATGCTTTGTGCTGTCCTGTATCTCTATAGTGAGAATGAGGGTAGCATGAAAGCAATTAAACATCAAGTATATTATCGTACTTCCACGAATCTTCTGTCGTGTCAAAGTATTGTAGGTCATTATCATCAGCTAAATCCATTCGATCCAGTGTCGTGATACCTGCTCCTGCTATACAAGCGTTGCACATATCAAGATGTTCTAATGTATTAGCATCCTTTCTTGTTGCTTCAAAGTCTGATAGTTCAGCGTTACAAGTTATACAGTGCATCAGTTCCATGCCTCCACTTGTTCAAATATCTTTCCTGCTTCCTGCTCTGAGATGTCCTCTCCATGTAGTGAAGCAACCCAACCAACACCACACAACTGGTGCTGTGGTACAGAGTCTATCACCTTCTTGTGTTCCTTCTCAAGCACATCAACTAAATCCTCGTGGTAGTAGCGAGACGGGGTAAAGATTTGTTCACCCTTGAAGTACTCATCCACCAGTGTTCTGCCGAATGCAGCAATAAACACTGACCACTTATGAGGTCGTGAAGCTGATGCAATCATGAGATCGTTAGGCTTGATGATGTACTCACCCTTCCTATCGTAGAAGACACACCCCTTCAGGCTGTCTGTGTATACAATGTATACATTCTTCATGACATGATCTGCTACACGGGTTAGCTGTTTAACCTTGTTGTACTTCTTCCTTACCTTAGCCATCACTCTTCCTCCTGTGCGGCTTGTATCATGGCTTTGTACACTTCCCAAATGTCTGCCTCTTGTGCAACCTTCCTACCAATAGCGACCATCCTCGTCGTAGGCTCTTTAGGCACAAGCACGTAGCCTTCAGGCAACCCTAGCCCATAGGCTTCAACCTGTTCCCACCATTCTTCAAATGTCATTGTCACCACCTCTTACTTAACCATTCAAGGGACATACCGTCACCAGTCATACTGTCAGGGATTTTAGATAGGGGATTCTTTAACCTGTCCTTGTCCCTGCTCAGCTTCTTACCTCTGATTCTATTGAACCTAGCCTTCATGTCTATCCCCATACTGACACCACGTTGATTGACTGTTGATCGTGCCATACCCATCTCTGTTGATATTGCATCCACTGATAGATCAGTCTCCTGTAGTAGGTGTCTCAAGCGTTCCAACATCTCTGGTGTTACTACTAGTTTACCCATCGTTTAAAAACCTCATACATTCTTTAGCACCTGCTAAGTGTATATCAAACCTAGTGGACAGTTCTACAATATCCTGACAGTAATCTCTGTGCCACTCCTCAGCGTCATCATAATTGCGATGATCGATTGCTTCATACCACTTCTCTTTGTTGAACATAACGGAACTGATAAGCCCCGCTATTTCCTTTTTGTTTTCGTCTGATAGATACATGAAGCTAGTCCTCCTCTATGGTGTCGATAAGGTAGTCAGTGATCTGTTGATCGGTCATCGATAGGTTGATTGGTGGCTCTCCTATACCACAACCAATCTCTTCACCATCCTGATCGAACAGCGACCAGTCTACCCATTCCCAATCACACTCAGTGTATCCATAGTAATCGTCGCTACTGTCACACGAATACTTGCTACCTTTGTGCGGTGGTTGTCTGAAGTAGTGCGTCACCTCGACAGTAAATTCACACATCTGACTGATGTTGTCTTTGTTCTCGCTCTCAATCTCAAAGAAATCATTCATAATCATTCCCATATATCATATGTATTTTATCTATCAGCATATCAACCCCAACATAATATTCTATTTTCTTTTTGAGGTTCAAGTCCTTTGCTGTCTCAGTAGCTACGAAAGATTGAAGGTTACGCCCCAACTCTTCAAACTCTTCATCATCCCACTCTTCAGCCTTGAATCGTTTGTTCCACTTCTGCTGCATCCTATCTTTTACTCGCTCTATCCGATCAAGAACGGTGTCATCTAAGTGACTACCTGCAATAGAATTACACTGGCTACAGCATGGAAACTTGATGAATATAACACCTCCTAACGATTCGTAATCACTGACCCTAGAGATCGGTGGATAATGCTCTTTAGTGTCGGCAGGTGCGCCACAATAGACGCATAGCCAACTAAACGGACCACGTTCACCATTAACTAAATGATACTTGTGGTCATGCACTGACTCAGCTACTGCCCTGCGTTTCTTCTTACTCATACCAGAACCCATTGCTTAGTTTAATAGCTTCTATTTTTATGTCTGTTAGTTCGTTCTCGCTATAATGTTTTCTTAGTGCTTCTTCTAATGTCTCAAGCTCAATGCGATAATCGTCCACTAGTTCAGACTGATCACCGCTTAGACATGCCTCTATGTTCCTTAGAATGTCAGCCATAACCTTTGCACTGTTCTTTTTGTATTCGTTCATTATATGTCACCACCGTCTGAGTATAGTTTAGTCATGATTATGATTAGTAGCGGAGTCACCACCAACCAGAACACGAACCCTTCAGAATTAAATATTGTATAGTCCATTGCTTAAACCTCAGTGTGTATGTACAGTTACTTTAAATGCGTATTCAGTTGCATTTCGTGTAAGGCGCATCTGCTCTGCTACCTCTTGAGCACGGTCTAATCCGTTGCACGTCGCAGTAGTTAAATGATACCAGTCAACCTGCGAATCCTTCTGCTGTGACAGTTCCACAGTAAACCAATTACCTTCTGCACGTCTAATCACTGCACTATAATAAGTCATCATCTCTTAACCCTCCGATTAAAACTCTTGTAGAATGATGCCACCATCAAACTCAATGACAGTTGTTTGCTCTCTAATTTCTTCTTCGTCTAGCTCATAGCTACCGCAGATAGAATCCCAAGACGTAAATTCTGTGAAGTCACAGCGCATGGCTACTCTGTCCCATTCCAAATCCTCGCCTAGATCATCGCTTAACTGTTCCCAGTATTCAGCCAGTGCTCTAGCGCCTTGTGGTGTCCAACCTGCGTATTCATCGCACATTAGGTCGTTAATCATTTCTTCAGTTGATAGTGCTTTGATAATCATTTGTCTTTACTCCTCTATAGAACAGGTTTACGCCTGCTCCGTTAGTTCTTCTAGGGCTAAGTTTAATTCTGCAATCTTTGCTTCAAAGACAGCAACATTTTCAGAGTCAGGTTCACCGCCCCAAGCAGTCATGAAATACTCAAGGTGAGATTGACAGTTATCAAGTTCGCTAAGAATGTGTGATTCTGCATAGATGTATTCTGAGTGAGTCATTTGTATTTACCTTTGTTTATTAAGTTGATGTAGTTAGATTACCATCCGTGACCATAACGTCAATAGTTAATTCACTTTATTCTATATCGATTTGGAATATAGCAGGACACAAACAGTTATATGGGTTAGCGTTTGGGAAATCCTCCAGAAATACAAGGGGGTGTTTGGGGAGTGTTTCATTGCTGTATAGATGTACAGTATGGAGGGACTGTTTAGTGTCTCTATAGGGTACTGTATAGACATACACTTGTGGATAACTTCGTAGCCTGTGGATAACTCTGTGGATAACTTTATAGCCTGTGGATAACTCTTTAGCTAGGGTGGGTATTAGGGAGGGGCGGGGGAGGGGGTTGTAGTGCTGTGTTTTATGTTGTTGCCTCTAAGACACAAAAAAGAGTGAAAATAGAACAGTATAATAGAGGTAGTGATGTGCTACAGAATAGCTGCTAAGTTATTGAAATAAAAAGCCTCTGCGGAGATAGCAGTACTCCTGAACCCCGCTGAAGAAGGACTAGGGAAAAGAACTAGGGAGAAAGTGTAAGAAAAGACTTGACAAATGCTTAAAAGTATGCTAGTATCTGTTACTATATAGATAGCATGACAGGAAAACAACGAATTTATAGTAAATATTAACAACGAATATTCTACGTATAATTCTCTGTCCCTTGTTGTCATGTCACACTACAATATTGAAACTCTATAGTAGAGGTACTGTCTTGACAGAGAATACCGAACAGCCACGTAGAAGAGGTCGTCCTCCTAAAAAAACAGTTGCTGAAAATAAAAAAGGTAACAGAGTTGCTAGAGGAAGACCAAAGGGTGATGCTGCAATCATCAATGAATACAAAGCACGAATGCTTGCTTCACCAAAAAGTAAGAAAGTCTTGGATAAAATATTCGATGCTGCGTTAGACGATGAGCATAAACATCAAGCAGCAGCGTGGAAACTAGTTATGGATCGTGTCCTGCCTACTGCAGCATTTGAGAAAGACATAGTTAAAGGAAGTGGCAAGAATGCCATACAAATTAACATCACTGGAGTTAGTGGCGATACTACTATCATTGGTGGTGATGACGACAACATCATTGATGGCGAGTACACAGAAAATGAATGAAGTAAAAGTCTACGAACTCCTTAAAGACAAAGGTTACACTGATGCTCAAGTAGCGGGTATCATGGGTAACATTGCTGTAGAAACTGGTGGTTCTTTCGACTATCGTACAAAACAACGTGGAGGTAATGGCTACGGCTTGTTCCAGTTTGACTTCATGAAACCTTACTACTTTGATTATTTAAAAGAAAATGAAATTGAAGATAGTCCTGAAGCTCAGATAGAGTTTATGCATGAAACCATCTACGGTGATAAGCAGGATGTTATTGGTAAAGGTAATGCTAAGGTTATTCGTGAACGTCTAAACACAGAGTTTCCTGAAGACGTAGCATCTGTCTTTATGTCTGAATGGGAGAAGCCTTCTGTACCACATGAAGGACGTAGGCAAGGTGAAGCTGTCAAGTATTTTAACTTCCCTCCTGTAAAAGAAGAAGTAGTTGACCTAGAAGCTACAGGCTTTGAACGTAGTATTAAATGACAGCATTAAACGTAAAGCTGCTTAACTGGCAGCAAGAGGTATTTAGTGATCCTACTCGATTCAAAATCGTGGCTGCTGGTCGTCGA